AATCTAACTTAGAATAGATTTTATAAGGATTGCTTTTCTCGGTCAATACAAAAAACAAATGTTGTCTAGTTTTCTTAATGTGATCTTTTAAGTTTTCGTCAAGTTCGAACCTAATACTTTTATCACCTAGTACCAAAGTTAAATCTGTTGTTCCGTTATTAGGCTTTACTTCTAAGACATTTACATTTGCAAAACTTTCTTGTTCGTTTTGCTTAATGCTATAATTTTTATTTTTAAAATCATAGTATGCTGAATATTTGTCTAACCCGTGAATTCCTTTGAGAATAGGTTCTACAGTAGAAGTGTCTGTTTCAAAAAATGTCATATCTCCTTCTTCTTTACGAGGAGAAATTTTATGGATCTTTAATGTTTCTTCATCAAAATAAACATAATGTTTATTAGATTGCTCGCTGTCAACCTTTAGACGTTTTATTAAGTCAAGTAAATCACTCATCTTCAGAACTCTCTAGTTTATCTATAATATTTGCATTATCCAAAAAATCTTTTTCCGTATAATGAAAGATACCTTCTTGTTTATAGTTTCCAACATACAACTCAAGATCGCTTGTAAAATAAGAATTAACAGTGTGTTGCCATGACGAACGAGGCTGACGCCAGTTTTGTGCGTAAGGTTTCATATGCACAAAAGTAGAAACATCAGAATTTTTATTTGTAACCTTGTCTTCAATGTCTGCTACTTGTATAGCCATAGCAATGGCGACATCCATACTTAGACTTTCTTGTTTCATATCAGGACACAGCAGTTCTTGAAAACTGTCAAAATCTTTAACAATACATTCTAAAAAAGAAAAGAAGTTATGACTAAACGGAGTTCTTTTAAAATAGTATAATGCAGAATATATGTTAGGCAACTTATTCTTTTCAAAAATTTCTCTGTAATAGAGAGAAGTTAATTTTTCATTTCGATAAGTTACTGGACTAGTTGTAAAAAATAAATCATAATTAGAATAAAAATCCCATAAATGATCAATGTTACGCATAACTAACATATCAGTATCCATAACAATAGTTTCTTTATACGGTGTTTGATAAAAGACTTTCCATCTGTTTTCGATTTTCCAAGTCTTGCCGTCTGCCATGTCTCCCCAACTAATTGGTAACACTTGATCAAAATATTCTCGCTGATTTGGAGAAACGTAATCATCTGTAATTATAGAAACATTTACGTTGTTATGTTTCTTTAAACTCATGGCTAGAGCTGTTGCTTGTTCTACATAATCATGCTCTTCGTTGTTTTGAGCTACTAATACAATTCCTCTATCCAATTTCTCTCTCCAAACTTGCTTTATTTAAAACGTGTACATTTAGTCCGGTAGAAGATAACATTGTGTATTCGCCTAGATGATCTTTTTTTCCTACTAAAAATGTTAGTTTATCGTCTTTAATATTTTCAAGAAAATCTTGATCTTTGGTATAATACATCTTACCCGGCAATTGAGCAACATAATTTCCGTTTGACAACATACTGTTTAGTGTGTGTATTGCAATACTAAATGCATAATCGTTTCTAAAATTAGGACTGTTCATATTATATAGATTATTATAGTAAAACCAATTTTCTCTGATATGGGTTACTAACTCAAACAGCCGTTCAGCCTTTTCGCTTTTTCTAAAATATATAACTGTAGCCCAGTAAAAGTCAATACTTGCATCTGCACAACGATCAAACTCGTTTACTTCTTGATGTCCGAGATATTGCGATTTTTTATACATCATAATATCATTTACACTTCCAAAACAATTATCTAAATTATTATTTGAAAAAATGTAGTCTGTATCAAGAAGAATAGTTTCATCGTATGGTGTTAGTTCATATGCCTGATCTCTGCCAGCATTTTTCCATTGAACTGTTTTTTTCGAAAGTGCTCCGTCAAAAATAATTCTATTATTAGCATGTAAGCCAGAAATCTTTTTTGCATTAATAATATGATCAAACACTTTATGATCATAATTCTTTTTCAAATAAGATTTGCTATTTGTAATAATAGATACTGACGCACCTTTGCAGTATTGTTTTATTCTTTCTGCACAATGTACTGCTTGTTTTAAGTAATCGTTTGCACTATTGTTGTGTGCAATTAACAAATATCCTTTAGTCATAATCCACCAATTTTTCTACAGATCTCTTAGTTTTTAAGTTAGTAACTTTTGTAAAAAAGTTATTACTTGACTCAAAATACAAACTAAGGATATCATCGTAAAAAGATTGTAGATCGTCAACTTGAATTGGATTATCGTTATCATCGATTAATACTGCTGATGTTTGTTTTTTTAGAATAAGATCTACAAAAGACAAAAGTGTTTTGTCAATAGTAAACTGCCCACCGGCATGATAAAAAACTAAACTGTCAAAGTATTTTTCTTTAAGAAGACGTCTTTGATCTTCAAAAGTTCTTGTATAGTTAGCGAACTGTAACGCCTTGGAAAGTTTTTCGTCCATTTGTCACTCCTTTTAGTCTCTTTAGTATATACTAAGTTAAAAATTCTGTCAACCAGAATTTTATAGACCGGCTGTTGTTGCACCAACTGGTAGTGCAGCCGTAGGAATAACAACTGAATCGTATACTGTTCCGTTAATTGTAACAGAACCGTCCGGTTGTAGTAATTCAATAGTGCTGTAAAAATCACCAAAAACTGGTTCATCAATACCCCATGTTGTATTGTTAGGAGCATTATCGTTAAATTCAACTTTGAATCTAATTTGTGTTGTGCTTACGTTTTGAGCATAAATTCTATAATCGTTTCTGGCATACGTTGCGCCGCCTGCCTTTGTATAGCAAAGTGTGTATGTTGTACCAATATTAAAATTACCTTTAGCAGTGCCGCTACCAACAGAATTGTTGTTAATAGTTTCATAGGCTTTAAAACTGTTAACACCCATAGTAGACATTTGGTTCTGCCAATCAACTGTCTTTGCTTGCGCTCCTGAGTATACAACTCTAGCACTAAATCTTACCTGTCCGCCTGCATTAAAAAATTCTCGTCTACGCTGTGCAGAAGTAAACGTACAAGTGAAAATATGGTTAATTGTGCCATTCCAGTTGCCGCTAACTGAATTTAGTCTAGAACTTTCAATTTGTGTGCCGCCACTATCTTGTAGATCAACAACTTGTGCTTGTCCAACAGTGTCAATTTCAAATCGATCAGTTTCAATGTTTGATGCTAATGTTTCTAAACCTTGCATGTATGCAAGTTCAACTTTATCTGTAGCACTAAGATTTGCTTCGTAATCGCCAACAACAAATGGATCAACAGTTAAGGAACCGGTTCCTATTTGATGGGCTCGTAATCTTATCAAATCAATGTACAGATCTTCGTATTGCTGTGCTGTAACTTTGTCTGTAAGTGCTAAATTTGTATCATAATCACCTGTTACAGCAGTGGTGTTAAACGTCTGGCCATAGCCATAATCTGGTGTTGCCGTAACGGAAGACCCTAGAACCTTGTTTGTTAGGGCTCTAAGAGTGTTATAACGGGCTGCCGTAATTGGTGTAGTTGTAGCCATAAATCACTTCTCCATGATATTTATTTGTATATAGTAACACAAAGGATACAAAAGAGCAAGAAGAAATTTACGCTAATGTGTGTTGATTGTAATAACTAGGTGCAGGAACCTCTACATAACTACCAATTGCTCGGTAATGTTGTACTGTACTTTCAAGTCTTCCATCTACATTGTTGTCAATAGCAGGATCTGTTACTACGTCATTAAACTCAATACGGAAAATAATTCTATTATTAGTATCTATTCTTGCTTTAATAGTATACAAGTTACCAGCATAGATACCGCTGTATGTGCCAGCTCCTACCTTTTGATAAATTATTTGTAGAGAACCGTTTAGATCGTAATTTCCGATAGCCGAACCTGAACCATCACCTGTTGAAATTGTTGAATCATAGTTGAACACAACTGTTCCAATTTCAGAACAAAGTGCAGCCCAGTCTAATCCTTTTGCTGTTGAAGCAAGTGTGTTGGATGCATTAAATCTTATTTGACCGCCTGTGTTAAAAAAATGTCTTCTAGCGTCTTCGTCAACAAATGTTACAGCAACTTCGTGATAAATTAAACCGTTCCAGTTTGCTGTTCTAACGCTATTGATTGCAGGCTCAACTGTTGCTTGACTTGTATGAACTATAAACTTGTCTGTTTCGATAGATGACATTAAGTCTTCAAAATCAGCAACGCCTTTTTTAGTTCCGTCCGGATCTGCTGTTTCATTACCGTCGTCGTCAACAAAGAAACTAGTATCTTCTGCAACTACGTTTAAATTTTGGATTACTTCTGCGATACTGATATCATTTGGTCCAACTTGGTGAACCCTTGCTTTTAACATATCAGTATAGATGTTATTTAGGTCTGATGCTTCGACAACATCGCTGCCGTCACTAGTAACATTTGCACTTGCAACTGTCTGTCCGTACCCATTTTGGCCGGCGCCATTACCTAAAATAAGCTCAATTCTTGATTGCAGGTTGTTAAACCTTGCTGAGTCTATGATAGCCATTTTACTTCCTTATGAGTGTTTATTATATACGTACTTATTTATACCTTGAGTACACACTCGATTAATTTTTCTTCTGGCTTGTCACTGGCCTCTAGTGCAATACCTACAATCGATCCTCCATTGATTGCTGTGCTGGCGCAGCCGTCTGCATCTACATACACTGCTTCGCCTTTGTTTACTGTACCTTTTACTCTTACAGGAACACGCCCTTTAAGTGCTATTGCTTGACCTTCGGCTTCTGAGTTCATTAAATAAGCCGGTTTGTCACTAATGACACCAATTGCATGGCTTCCTACTCCGGCACTTTCTGTTTCGTGTTCGCCATGTTCGCAAACAGCCATTACAGTACCAACTGGATATTCTTCATCTGTTGTGTATTTTTCTGCTAAGTCAGCATAACGTGCTTGAGTAGCAGTACCTTGGAATAGATTTGCTGCTAGGTTGCCTGTTGCATCACGCACAGCAATAGTATTATTAGATGCACTTACACTTGCAGAACGGAAATCTGTACCTACACGCAAAGTTGCTGCCTTAGTTGCTTCACCTACAAAACTATAAGCATACATGTCTCTAAATGCTGTTCCGCTTGCACCTATGTCAAATGTATTGTCGCCTGCTGCCTTAATACCTGTTGCATCAATAGTAAGAGCATGTGTTATTACGCCGGCGCCGTTAGTTGCTTTTAATTTAATAATACTGTTTGTTCCAGTAACATTTTGGATTACCGCATCATCGCCATCTTCGATTTTAATATGTAAATCTTGATCGTCACCAATTAATATACCAGCATCTGGAAATTCAACTGCTGAACTAAATGAAGGTGAACTAGATGTTAAGTAATTTGCTGCTGAAATGCCGCCTAGTTTATCAGCATTAGATGCTGTACCCCAGTAGTAAAAATCTTTTCCTGCTTCGCCTGCACTGTTTGTAACACCGTTATCTGCTGCCTTAGTCCACTTTAAGGTAGTACCTTTTTTGATTCTATCAAAACCTTGGCTTCTTACTGAAACTGACAGCGCATGTGTAGTACTTAGATCAAATTCATCGGGGCTAATAATGAAAATTATCGAGTCTTCAATTGTTGCTGCAATAATAATATGGGTAGCATCTGCGTTATCTCTAACTTCCAGGCTTTGCATTTGGGTAATACCTTCGCCTGCGTTTTGCGGGCCAATTAGTACCCAACCGCTTGCACCTAGTGCATACAACTGCTCATTTACAGAATCCCACCATAAATCACCAATTGCTAATCCAGTTGGTTCAGTTTCTGAAACCTCTGCACCACCGATAGTGCGCCATTGCACCCCATCATAAAATCTCATCTTGCTAGTTCCGCTATCAAACCAAACTTGACCACTCAGTGGTCTTGGTGGTTGATTAGCGCCGCTAAAATTTTCTAGCAAGTATAAAAAGTTTTCGTTTTGTATCTCACCGTAACCAGCATAGTTTTTACCGATAAATTTAAGATCAGTTGTCTGATCAATTGTTCCATCTTCAACTATGGTTAACAGTGTGTTGTTGTATCTGTCAATTTGATATGCCATTTGTGCTTAACCCCTAGTGTTACAGTATTATTTATCCTTATCACGTATACAGTACTGTTGTATCATGTTCCCATGCTGTCCCGTTTGATGTGAATGTCATTGTATATCTATTAGGTGCTAGTGTAACTGCACCTGTAATTGAATCAAAAGTAAAATCTTGTACAACTGATTCGTTTTGTGTTCCGTTGCTGTCAACATCAATTCTACTGTAGTTAATAGCAGAGTTAATATCGCCAGCAGCCAAAGTTGCTGATGCTCCAGCATATGAAGTAGTATGTATCTTTGCTACTTTTCCGGTATTTTCCGTTGCTGCTGGATACAAAGAATTTAAAATATCTCTAACATCATTGATAGGTCCATCTCCTACTCCAACAGCATTTGGAGAACTTAATCCTGTAATATCTAACGAAAATACGATAGTTTCTGTAGCAACAACATTGTCTACATAATATTTCGTAGCAGCGTCTTGATTCGCTGTTGGATCAGCAAGTCCGGTAATTTTTCGACTATCTTGGATTGCAATGTTGCCGCCAGCAGTAATATTCAATCCTGTTGACGAAGTTAGTGCTAACGGACTTAATGCTGTTACACTATTTGTTATAGTAGCACCATTTATGTTTATGTCGTCGATATTAAGATATTCTAGTGTTGAACTAATTCTTACTACATCTGTTATATCGGTAATATTTGTCAAACTAGTATTTGTTAGTTTATCTTGACCACCGATTTGATATGTTTTAGTATTGTCTGATAAATCTATATGAACATTTGATTGCCATGCATCTTCTGTATCAGACCATGTCCATGTTTTTGTTCCTACATCATTCGTATCTAATGTTATACCTGCGCCGTCTGCATCAACACCATCAAGCACTGTACCGTCGGCTGTTTTTGCTAATTCGATGTTCTTGTCTTCTACACGCAAAGTAGCAACATCAAGACTTGTTGCATCGCCTTCAATTAATAAGTCTCCAGTAACACGCAAGTCACCTTCAACATCTAATGTATATTGAGGGAGTCTACCAACATTAAAAATACCTACACGCCCTGTACTTGCGTCAATATACAATGCATCAACTGTAATACTACCATATAGAGATGATGCAACACGCAAACTTATATCGTTGTCGTTAAGTTGGTTTTCTATATAAAAACGAGGTCCAACAATCTTTTGTACGTTTGCTTGGGAAGCACCAATTGTTAAACCACCATTGTTAAGTATCTTTAATGTACCAACTGTTTCACCATTTGCATCCGATGGTAGAAAGGAGTCAGCAGTTCTTACTACGCCTGTTTCAGAAACAAGTGCGTTTGAAGAACTTGCTATGCCTCTAAATTTAAAATTCTCAGTATCAATAATATTGTAACCAGTATAAATTCTACCGTCTGGATTACTGTCTGTAACTAATCCTAAAATTCGTTGAGAATAAATTGGTGTAAAATCTAAGTAACTAATTACAGCAACAAGATTATTTGCTATAAATAATTTAACAATACTACGCGAACGACTTTGCTCGTCAAGTAGACTATCTATTTCAAAACCGCTTTTTTGCTGGCCTGTTGTGTATTGCGGGCCGACTAAGAAAAGATCTTCACCATCAAAAGCATATAGTTGGTTATCATTTGGATTTATCCAAAGATCTCCCGCAACCAATGTAGGCGAATCAGTTTGTACAAAAGGTCCACCTGAGGCTTTCCATTGTTCTCCATCATAAACTTTTAAACGTTGTTCAGCAGTATCCCACCAAAGTTGGCCTGAAAGAGGATTAGTTGGAGCCGCTGTGTTTGAAAAATTTTCTAAAAGTTTAATAAAATTTTCATTAAAATATTCACCGTACCCGGAATAATTTCTACCAACCAAAACTAAATTTGTAGAGTTAGTATCTATCTGGCCATCTACCAGTTCAGTTAACAAGTCTCCGTTTGTTTTGTTTAATTGATAGCTCACATCACTCTCCAGTATAAATTATATAATTCAATGCCAAATAAGGAGGCATAATTCCTAACGGATCACCTAAACTTCCAGTAGTTTTGATACCACCACTTGATGCAAAACCTTGTGTGCCGCCTGCTCCTGGTTCAATAGTTAACGGAACAGCATCATCATCAAGTACTCCTCCAGAACCAACACGCATTGCATAGTATTGTGTCCCAGAATCGCCTTCCATGTCATGTTCGTGTTCTGGCAAGTTATTAGTATTAATTGGTTGTTCTTCTGTTCCAGCGTTACCACCGATTGCATCAGCAGCAATGTTTGTTACTCTATTAGCACTTGGGCCGCCCATATTGTCAAGTCCTAGTGGGAATCTTCCTCTCAGGTCAGGCAATGCAAAAGTATTAACACCAGCGTCAGAAAGCAAACTTGCATCTTTAAAATTGTACAGGATTACATTAAACAAAGTAGTGTAATCTGATTTTTTAACTTCGGCACCATCACAGATAAGCCAACCATCGGGTGCTTCTTCTCCACCAAACGGTACAATCGTTCCTGCAGGAACTAGCGGAATAGTTTTTAAGAAATTACGCTTTGTAATCCTGTAGACCCCTGTAGTACCTGTTGTTTTGTTTAATAATAGTTCGTCTGCGTTTCCTGCATCATAAGTAACCTCTTTGTTACTAATAAAACTGTTAGCAATACGCAAACTAAATGTTTTTGTCGAACCGCCGGTTTGACCATCAAACTCAAAACTTACATTATCTACATCACCTGTTGCTGCAAATGTTGTAGCACTGGCAAGTTTATCTGCACTACCTGCTCTGCCAGAAACTGTACCGCTTACGTTACCTTGTATGTTTCCAATGAAGGTATTAGCATATATTTGATCGAACTTATTACTAGCAGTACCAATATTTCTAGATGAGTTTGCATCTGGTGCTAGGTTAGCAATAGTCGTTGCACCTTCTACATATAAATTTCCGCCTATATGTACATCTCTTGCAACACCGACACCACCTTTTGTTCTTATCGAACCTGTGCTAATATTTGATGATTGCACAGTACTTTCAACTTGTATAAATCCGCTATCCGGAACTCCTGTTTCTGAAGTTATTTTAATGTTGCCGGAAATTTCTAATTTTTCTTCAGGAGCACCTGTATTAATACCCACGTTTCCTGCTGAGTCGAGTCTTAAAACTGTTGGTATTAAGTCTCCATTTCTTAAACGGAAGTCAATATTAGATCCCGAAACATTGTGCTGTATTACACCTGCTTCACCACTAATAAACATACTAAGTTGTCCGCCTGAACCAACTTGTATACCTTCGTTATTTTTAACTTTTAAATCAAAGTTTGTTGTTGAACTTGCATTGCCTCTCAAGAAGTTTGATGCTGCAACTGCTTCTCCACCGATAATTAAACTTTCTGCTTTTTCAGCGGTGCCCCAATATTTTAATATTTCTGTACCTACAAGTGCTTCAGTACTTAAATTTAAACCAGCGTTAAGTCCTGCTCTAAATCCAGGAATAGTAGTTTTTGGAACAAAGGCCTGACTACTAAAAATTGCTGCTATTTGATCTTCAATTTTTACAGTTAGTATGTTATATGCTACGTCATCGTCGCCCAAAATGTTGTCTGCAGAAGTACCAGTAAGCAAACCATCACTAAATTCAGGACCAATAAGAATCCAGTTTGATCCTGTAAACAAATATAACTGTTGAGTATCAGTATTAGCCCATAAATCTCCTGGGTTAGAATTTGCTACTTCAGGTGCAGATGCTGCTTTTTTCAAGCCGCCGGCTGTTACCCAGTTAGTTCCGTCATAAATTTTAAGTTGGTCAACACCGTCGGAATTGTCATACCATAATTGCCCTTCGACAGGACTATTAGGTGCAGACGAGTTAGCAAAGTTTTCTAGTAAATGCAAAAAGTTTTCATTAATTGCTTGACCGTAAGATGTTGTTGTTCGCCCAGGAAATGCCAAAGAAGTTGACTGGTTGATTGTGCCGTCTTCAATTGTTATTGCACCTTTGTTTACAGAGTCAGTATAGTTTATTTCGTATGCCATATCTTAATCCTTACCCTGTTAAGCTCTGTACTCGTACTGTATAATCAATTTGGATTAGACGGTTAAGTGATTTTTGAACTGGATGGAAAATAACGTGTGTAAGCAATCTGCCAGTGCCGCTGGATGAGTAACTTCTTAAGCCTAGCTCGTCAAATACATATGCATCGTCTGCATTACTTGCAGTATCAAATGCTTGTTGTCCATTTGGTTCACCATAGTCGAGCAAACAACTTACAACTATATCTGTATAGTTAGTTCCGCTCAAATGGCGTATTTCAATTTTGTTACGTGCAGGATCTGTATTGTTTACATTCCTATCGTCTACAATTTTTGAATATGTTTCGTTGTACAAACTTGCGTTTGTTCCGGTTGAGTTTGGTGTAAGGTATGTAATAATCCCTGTAGGATCAACACTAGTGCCGCCGTTTCCAAAGCTCATAGTGGTTATATATCCTTGTCCTTCGTTACCTAAACTTTCGGCCATTGCAATACTCATATTCTCGTAGTGAATTGCATTGCGCTTGTTTATTAGCACTTCTTGGGTTTCGGGGTCAAAGATCTTAATATGTCCTTGCACCAAAAAATTGTTTGTGTCTTGCATGTTACTCATCACTTTTCCTATACTGTATTTATTCTGGTAACTCACTTGTGCCTGCACGTAAGAATCTTGCAATGGCATTATCTGTCAATGCTAATTGTTGTCCTATAGGGCTCCAAATTTCACCTATCTTTTTAACTATCATAACCTGTTCACCGTCAACAGGAATACTGTTTACAGTAATTATGTTGTCTGTTACACTAAATTCTGCACTAACGGTTGTATCGCCTTCTGGACTATCCATCGCTAGTACAGGGTCAAATACTTCTATAGAAGTTTTGCGCAATCTTCTACCGCCTACAAATACTTCTACTTCATTTATACTTCCAATATCAAATCCAGGTTCAAAATCTGATGTTACTCCGTCAGCAATAAATTCTTTACTATACGTAATGTCTTGATATGGCACAGTTTTGCTCGAATTCTGGTCATAAACTTTTGATCCAGTAGCATGTATATTTTTAACGCCAGTACCAAGTGTTCCTCTACGCAATTGACGTAGTGTGTTTTCTTCTTTAACAAAGTATTCAATACGTTCGCCATTAATCCAAATAATACCAGGTAGATTGAGTCCTTTGTTTGGTTCAGCAAGAACTGCACCGTTAGTAACTTCAATACGCAAATCAGAATAATTAAGTGGTTGACGAAGTGTTACTTCGGCCTTATCTAAACGCTTATAGTGTGTTCTGTTAAGCATATCTTTAAACTGTCTATATGCAAATTTTTCAGTTGCAACAGGAGCAGAGAAATGCAGCAAATCTATAACATCGTTATTAGCAGGAATTTCAGTTAGTCTAACTTGGCTTCTATCATCTGTTACATAGTAATCAACGCTAGGAGTTAGTAACTCTCCGTTCTTGCTAACCCATACATATTGTGCATCTACTGCAATATCTCTTAATGAAATAATACCTGATTTTAGTAGTCTATATGTTGTCAGTTCACTTGCAACACTAACTGACGATCTGTTTACTACATTGTAATTAACTCTTTCTAACCCAAGTATATCATGGTTACTAAATTGATAAATTTCTATTTTTGCTCCAAGACTTGGTATTGTACTTAAATGCAACGTACCCGGAGTGTCGATCCAAACACTATCACCGTTAAGGTAACCAAACGCATAGTCACCTCTGGCTACTGCAAATATTTCAACCGTATCTCCTGGAACACCAGTATCATCTGTTAACAATATAGAAGTGTTTGCAACGTCATAACGCCATTGAGATGGAACTGCGATTTCTTCACCATTTAGATAAACTTTAAGTTCTTCTACATCTAAGTCACCTGCAGGATATTGGAAATCTTCAAAACTATATGTACGTTGATTATTTTCTGGAATTGTAAACTTAGCATTATATCCTGGTTTAAGAATTTGGTTATCTACTTTAACTATTATTCTATGTTCCAATGGTATTTCATAAAACGGAACATCAGTTAGTGTATACTGAGATATAAGCCCGTCACCTTCAAAATTACTAACAATAACTCGGCTGTAATTAGTTTCTTCACTGTTAGAAAGAACAGCGTAATGTACAACACTACCTTCATTAATTACTTCCGAAGTTCTAATACCAACTTTTGGATTGGTTAAATCATATCCCCATTCATTGCTATTAAACACAACTACTTCAACTGCTTCACCGTTGACAGTGGCGCTTGCTTGTACACCGGTTCTCCAATCAACAGTAGTAATAATTTCAGTTGTCGATCCGTCGGCTATTGTTTTACCATAGTCTAATAAATCATCATATCCTGCGGCTTGACTAATAATACTAAGTTCTTGGTTTGCTGCTGGTGCTGCATTAAACGTAAGAACGTTTGTTGTCCAATCAATTGTATATTCGGTATCAGCAATTTTTATATCATTTACCTTAACCCATACTGCTTCGTTAGTAGAAGGAATTACACCTAAATCAAATTCAGTTTTTAATCCATCTGTTGTATAGTTTTGGCTATGTATAACCCCATTTCCGTCACCTGCTCTAGTATAGACTTTTATATCTAATGAATCAGTTATTAATCCGGGAACAAGTTCTTCTGGTCCTGCATGTGTTATAGGATTAACAAATCCGTCACCATCAACAATAATATCTTCTGCATTAACTCCTTTTGCAGTTGCATAAGGTAAGTCTCCGCCTTGAAGTTGTGTATCATAACTTGTTGGATCAGGTGTTATTGACCCATCACTGGTAGTTTTTCTTACAATAATAGTTTCGCCATCATCAAAACTTACACCCAATGTATCAAGATCGATTATAGTTTGTACGCCGTCACCGACTAAACTATTCATAATAGCATTTTCATTTACTTGCTGAGCAGTCCCATAGTTAGGATCATCTATTCTAGTTAAATCAACAGATCCTGAAGTTCCTTTATAAACATTATAAGTAACACCATTTTCTAGTGGTTGTGTTAGTTGAATGAAAATTGTACTGCCGTCTGCAACAAATACTTCATCTTCGTATGTATTATCAAAGACATCCCAAGTATCTGTAAACCAACCTTGTGTATCCCAACCTGCTGCGCCTTCAAATCCAAATGATTTAACTTCAACGCCACCGTAATCGATACCTTTCATTAACTGAGAAAAACTCTTACCTAGCATACCTACAGTCGGCTCATAGAAATGATGAATTCTATCCTGTGCTGAAAGCATATCGATTGGCTTATAATATCTAACTTCAATTGCTGCACCTGTGGCAGGAATTTTTGCAAAAGTTATTCGACCATTTTGTCTTGAATAACTTTTCTCAGTATTATCAATGTTTTCGTAAGTATATGTACTACGTAACATTTCTTTGCCATCTATATAAACTTTGACTTTTTTATTATCTAAGTCCATAGGCCATTCAAGATCAAATTTTGCTTGAACATTATTGCCAGTAAATGTTTGTACTTCTTGTAATTCTTGGATATAAACTTCGCCGGAATATCTATCAAACTTAACTCTAATATGAGGAGTTCTAACTGGACTATAACCAAGTATAGCACTCATTCTAGCAGGTGTACTACCAGTTGATTGTGATCCGGTAATTTCAACAATTGGTCTTGTTAAGTACCCTTTACCTGGATTTGTAATTTTAACACTAGTAATTTTACCATATCCGATGTAAGCAACAGCAGTTGCTTGTTCTTCGCAGTCGCCAATAATTTCTATTTTTGGTGTTAGAGTATATCCAGAACCGCCATCTTTTATTTGAATTTCTTTTAATTGGTATCCAACATTTTCAATAAAATGTTTTCGTGGATAAGAATTAAAATCTCCGTCTGGGTCGTCTATAACTCCATCTGTTATAACAGATCTATTAGGAATAATAGATCCGTCTGCCAAACTATAATATGGTGGTAAATCAAAATCTGTTACACTTGTATTAGTAGGTTCTACCTTACTATACACATCCACATATTCTCTAATCTTAGTTTTGTAAGGCTTAACTTCTTTTAGATAATCTTCAAAACTTTTTAAATTATCGCTGTTAAATGTAACATCATTTCTTAATTCGCTTACATTATATTTTGCTTTTACAAAACTTGTTTTAAATATCCAATCAATACCCTTTTGTTCAGCAATCGCATAGCGAACACCTACAAAGAACAATCCGTTGTATTCAGATTTTAGATCCCCAACTAATAAGTCATCTCTAAGTGCTGCAAAAATAATTCGTAATTCAGTTACTGGGTTATTGTCGTAAAAATAACTGTCGAAACTTCTGTTACTATAACCCACAGGATTTACTTCGTAATTATACAAAGTTTCTTTGAATTGAATAGTTCCATTTTGTCTACCTACAACTTTATAATTTTGTGTATAATCTTCAGTATCAAAATTAGCAACCTTTTCTAAAAGAACCCAACCGCCTGAGCCAACAGACTCAACTTTGACAATATCTCCAGTTCTATCTGATATTGTCGGAAGTATGTAAGTTCCAGGAACTGTGTAATTGATTGTTGTAAACTGGTTATAACCGTCTGCATACCAGTCTACATAATCCCAATAATTAGTTACATCGTAATCTTGTATGCTTCGAATAAACCAAGAAGTACCATTCCAACTGTATATTGCCCATTTACCGTATAGTGTTTCGTTTGTTTGTACTAATACACTAAATGGACGTACTATCAATTTGGTATTTTCTAAATACCCTGTGCCGCTATTGCCAATAATAACATTGGTAATTTGTCCTAGAGAATTTATTTCAAAGTCAATAATTGCGCCAGATCCAGGACCTTCTAAGTTATATGAAGGTGCAACTTTATAGCCACGTCCTGGATTAATAATGTTTGTACTAATAATACGTCCATTACTAATAATTAATTCAATTTCTGCTTGTGTAATTTTGTTAGTGCTTACAAATCTTAAATCATCATATGTTGCAATACTTAGATCAAATTCGCCTGAAACGCTTGAAGGCAAAGGCTCTTTTCTTTGAAGTTCGCTTAAATCGTATGTATCAATTAATAACTGTTCGCCTAATACAATGTTAGCTCGTTCAATAGTTTGTTTTAATGCTTCAAATCTATTCTGAAACATGCTTTGTCTAGGAACATTTTGAATTCCGTATCTCTTATTTGACGGAACATTAATATCAGGTACTGGTCTGTTGTTTAAATCAAACCCAATTAAACTGTCATACCACTTTCTTTCAATAGTTGGATGCAGAACACTTGATTCTAGACCTTCACTTAAAATTTGGTATTCTTTGTGCTGGTTTATATTTTGTGTTTCATCTTCTTTGTATCTAATTTGTAGTACAACATCATCGCCTTGGATTAAATCATTACAATTATTAAGAATAAATGTATTTTTTGAAATAAGCGAAGCATATCTATATCCTTGTAATCTAGGATTTTCGATTAATCTTGCAATGTCAATAGTATTAAGTTTTCTTTTAGGCTTATGAGTTGTAGGTTTCGTTCTTTTGCCTTGCACCCAGAAATAATATTTTGCACGGAAATTTTGGGCAAGTTTATCGTATTCTAATTGAGTGGTATATCTTGTATTGCCATATAATGACTGACCGCTTATTCCTTTTTTCAAACCTTCATCTGTATCAGCAAGCTCATCCCATCCAGATGGAACAAATTCACTTTCTACCCATTCAAAAATATCAATGTTAGATCCAGCTATCAAGTTATTCCAATCTTTCTTTTGAGAGTTAACTGATCCCTTATAAGGATAAGCAAATCTAGCAGTGTTTGTTGCCCACCATATTTCGCCAACGTGTTCATTTCCCCAGAATCTTGCAGGATCAACTAAAAAGTCGTTTGTAAGTCCTGTATTGTATACTGCTGGGTCAAATCCTGCCTTGTAGTTAATTTCTTGTTCAGCAACACCTGCTATTTTTCCTTGTAGAGGATCAATATAATCTAGTCTGCTAATGAGTTCATTTTTACGTTTGTTGTATAACATTAAGCCACTAATCTTATCAACATCTACAGGTAATATTTGTTGATCGATTGACGACCAAGCAGTATAACCAGCATTTTTTCTAAAATCAATAACTTGTCCTACAGATTTTTCGTTAGTTTGACGTGGTATGCCAGCATATATATGGTTGCCGTAACTAAACAGATTTTCACCAAATGTTGTTTGCACTGAAGGATAGATTAATTTTTCGCCGAACACTAATTGATTTTCTAAGTCTTCGTAAACATATACTACACCTTTATCTAGTTTAATATTTCTAAACGAAGTAAACTTATTATCAAATGTTGTTTGAGGTTCAGTGTTTCCTATCGACGTTCCGTCAAATGTTGTTGGAATTATTTGATCTCCGTTTAAACTAGAAACAACTAAGTTATCAGATCCAAAGTATAATCCATGACCAAATTGCTCTGCTACTTCGTTTTGTGGAGATCTTAATATTTGGTCAACTTGGAATCTTCCGTTAATTTGTTTGTAAATGTATACTACACCTTTATCGGTTCCAGCAGTATCATCAAGTTTAGCACTAACAGCAAATTTATCGCCACTGTCGTTAAGGCTAACACGTTCGCCCCAAGCAGTTGTTTCGTTATAAACAGTTATTTCAATTACATCATTTTTAGCAACATCATTGACTGTAATTAAGTTGTTATTTAGGGTCCATCTGCCGCCAACATATCCTTTACGTTGATCATTTATTCTAAGAATTATGTCATCTTCTCTTGTAGTATTAGATATTAATATATCAGATATGTCAATGACAATTTGATCGGTGACTTCTTCTACAGTTTTAAAAATTGTTGTCGGTGCAGAAATTACTTGGTCTAGTTGATACTTGTTATCATTTAATCTATATACTACTAATCTTGTTTTTGTAGTACTATCTGATTCTTTGAGATTGGCTTTGACTATAAGCACTTGTCTGTCGTTGCTTACATCAAACGTTTCACTAAAATCAATAATATTTTGTACGGGATCAAAAACTTCTTCATCGTACAAACTCTGCCCTGTTAAGTTTGGCAAATATCCTAGGTAGTCTATTTTATTGCTTAGTTGGGACCATCCAGTATTAGAAAACTCTGCTCCTACTCCAATATTTGTTTGAGCTTGATACAATTTTTTAATAACTGAAACGTTTTGTATTCCAGTTGCAGTTATAGTATCAAACCCATTAATTGTAACAATACTTTTTGGAGACCAATCAAATGTTAAAAATTCTGCGTAATGGTTGCCGTCAATTATAACAGCATTGCCGTCAACAGCATTTATTGTTTTAACAATAATAGTAGAATCATCAACTGAAGTGAATGTTATGCTTTGGCCAGCAAGTGGTTCGCCATTTAATCCATCAAGCCAAATTTTTGTTTGTTCTCTAATAACAATAGAACCTTCAGCATAACTGTAAGAATTATCCCAGTTTCCTCTATAATTGATGTCTTTTCCGTATTTCCAACTAATATCATTCCAATATTCTGGAGATTGAGGATTAATACCTACAGGCACTGCTCTAATTGCTCTGAAATATTGATCTTCATATATTACAATTTCATCTTCTACATATGCTCTATCTTGGTACTGTCCTGCAAAGTTATCAGTTGGAATAACTCCATGACGGAAAATTTCAATCTCGCCTGGATGTTCTCTTCTACCAACAGTTGAATCTCCTAACTCTTCTGGAGCATCTAAACCTCTAGTTCCTACAAATAACGTATAATCTCGATCAGTTTGTACTAATTTTACTTTGTGTCCAAACTGTCTATTCTCATCATAAAACAAACTAGTTAGTGTATGTTTTAATTCATAAGATCCTTCTTTACGTCTTCTATAAATTGCAATAGCACCAGAAAGATCTGGACCAGCAACACCTGTAGAATTTGCAGGCAAATGATAAATTTGTTTATAATCTTTGTTTAGCCCATATGGAGGGTTAGCAGGTCTAGTAATTCCGCTTTCTGTATTTTCATTGAAGAAATAATATTCTTCATCAATAAATTCAACAGTATCTTCCCAACTAATATTATTATTGAAAGTTGAAATACTGTCTTCTTGGAAAACTAGTAATTTGCCAACTTGAGTTGTGCCAACCACAATATCGTTGTTAGCATCATCTATTTCAGCAAATGTTCTGTCAACATCTCCTGCGCCTCTTAAATCTTCATTTCCGATACGTCTTAGTTCATATCTACCAATATTATTAAGTTGTGTAAAATCTCCGCCGTAAGTTATTCCATTATATTCTTCAAGAATCTTAACGTAGACTCTAATCTTATTGAAGTCTCTTTGCAAGTATATTACTTCAGCAGCACTGGTTGGAGACAGTGGGCTTATAGCAAGGCCGCCCGCGCCATCGCTTGCTGTCTGAACATCAATAATTACATCGCCTTGGGTTCTATCAGTTGTGTTTAATGTACCGTCTGCTTCGTGATACCATCTTGGCTGCGGTTGGAAGGGGAAACCTGAAGCATCAAATCTTGATAGTTCAAAATCAATATACCCGTCCCACATGTCTACTATTGTTTGTTGTGCATTTACAATAGCATCTGTTAGTGCAGCGGCTTCGTAATCTACTTCTCTATTTTCTAAGTCATAAAACTGTAGATTAAATGTTTCGTCGCCGTTGAGTGTATCTGAAAATTCTTTACCAACTCTTAGTACCCAATAGTTAGATTGACAAAATCTTTCAAATCCATCTTGTCCATCGTTTTCATCAATAGTAGGATCTCCGCGGAAAGATAATTGAGTTCCCCAACTTGTTCTATTTTTATTAAGGATATATGTACCGATTGCACTTACTGTTGTTTGAATGTTGTAATACGCATTTG